TTAGTATATTATCTTTTCTATCTCGTCGGTGAGCTCTTGCATACTTCTATGTGTGTATACCTTTTCTGTAACGTCCTCTATCTCGTGTCCTACAATCAGCTTAAGAATATACTCATTCATATTTGCAGACTTGGCAGCACTTATAAAAGTATGTCGTGTGTCGTGCGGCTTATGCGACATATTAAAGCGTTTGTTTATTTTCTCGAAGCGTCCGCGGTATTTATCGTATGTTAAGTGCGTGCCCTGCTGCCCGTTCTCATCATTAAACAGATAGTCGCTACCCATAGCAACAGCTTTGTTATAATTAGCTGCGACTAGATCATATATAGCAGAGTGTATAGGCACAACCCTATTACGTCCTGCGTCAGTCTTAAGACCGCCGAACATTGTACGCGCCTCTAAGTCTATGTCGGCAACCTTTAGTATTGCCAACTCTTGCGGACGCCAGCCGCTATATATGCCTATAAGCACCATATCGACAAAAGGAAAGCTCACGTTATCCCAAAGTGTTTGTATCTCCTCGGAACTAAACGGAATACGTACAATTTTAGGTTTGCCACGCTTTACACCCTCACACAATGCCGCATAGTCCTTTTCTACAATGTCGTATTTAAGGCAGTACTTATACATTAAGTTATACATACTTTTCATACGCTGCTTAGTGCTGTCGCCTACTTTAGCGTCGTGTATGGTACCCTCTAAGTGGTTCGGGCGTATGTCACGCATACGCATATTGTGTAGTGGTTTAGAGTGATTAAAGGCAGCAACCCAAGAACGGCACGAGCTGGGAGTAACCTTTACAAAATGCTCTTTACTCCAACGCTCGTATACTTCAGCAAAAGTAATAGAGCTTGTCTCTATGTCGTACGGATTCTGGTTATAATTCATAAGAGCAGTTAAAGCCTCTTGCCTCGTCGGATAATATCCGATAGTTAAATAACGCTGCTTAGTCCTGCCTGTCGCCTCGTCAATATCCCAGCCTTTAGTTTTTCGAGCTATCCAAGGGTTACGGCGTTTACCACCCTGTTTATATACGCTACCCATTCCATTAGCAAGTTTCATATAGCATAACCTCACTTTCTTATTATGGCGGCTTATTTTCCTAAAAGGGTATAAAAAATAAGCCTATCGGAAACCTTAGGCTTATGCTATAATAGTACTTGCGGGGTACATAACAAGCGGAGCCTTTTAAGTTTCGTTAGTTGTGTGTCTATGTAGCCGTTCCTGCGCCAACAGGGGCGGCTATTTTTATATTGAATTTTACAAATATTACCATAAGACATATGCGCAGCCGTCAAGTATAATAAATACTAAAAGAGAGGCTTACATACATAATGACATACAACTTATGGCAGATACGAACAGCCAAGGGCTACAGCCTGCGAGAGCTGGAAGAGTTAAGCGGGGTAAGCAAGACCACAATAAACAATATTGAAAATGGAAAAGCAAACCCGACCATAGAAACCCTGCGCTTACTTGCAGCAGCCCTAGAAGTAGAGCTATTCGATCTATTAAAATTATAATATTGCAAGTTACCGCTGCCAAGAGCTACGGGGCATACGTCCGACATAATGGACAAAACAACCGAAAGCCTTACATATCTTACCGACTAGCGTTATAATTGCCACATCACACAAGAAAGAGGGCGAGCTAGTGGATAAGCTACGGCGGCAGATACGCGAACTACTCGACAGCATAAGCGACGAGCACGTACTTAGAATAATATTACAATTCATACGAGGAATTAAGGGCAGCTAGGCGACTAGCTGCTTATTTAAAATATGACGCCACAATAAAATCTTTTATTTTTTCCAATTCATCAACAGAAGCAATAGAGCTTTTCCAATGAAATTGATTTTTATTTATCTGAGCAGCAAATAAAGGGTTATCCCTGTTTTTATCTGCAAGAGCAAAAGGCAGTCGCAAAGATACCCAAAAGGCACGCGGCGAAGCCTTAAAACGCATAAAATCATTTTCGCCACACAACAAAGATATATAATTGTCGCTACGGCGCGCTATTCCAAAATCGGAATATAGTTCACTCGAAGAAATAAAGGATTTTACAATCTCTATAACTTCTACCTCTCTGTCACTTAAAGAAAAATCTTTATACAATTGACTGATTGGGGCTTGCGGAGCAGGTGCATAAGAGATATTTACAATATCATAAAATACACTTTCTGGGATAACCTCTATATCATAACCTTTTAACTTATATTCCTCGGCTTTCTTTTGCTTGCCGCTCTTGCCATTCTTTATAGTGGTGCAATAGTCGTTATTGCCTAGAACAAGATAATTAGTTTTCTTTGTAACATTATCGCCATTTATACCGCCCATATTTGCCACGAGCTGCATAGCATCTTTGCGTAGCATTTTTTCAAGTGTGCCAGTAAATACAACTACCTTATCAAGTAGCGGGCTATCTGCTGGAATTTCTGAAACTGCAGCACTGATGTCAGCAGCTTTTACTTGCGAATGTTTAGCAAGCGTATTTAATTCTATTGCGCCGTCCGCACACTCTCTCTTAAATATTTCATATATAGAATTAGTCAAAGCACAGTCAAAGCCAGCTCTATGCGCCCCCTCATAAGATAAATTATACTGCGTTGCTAAATCAGATAAGCGATTATGTTTATTTTCTTTATGCAAAAGTCTAGCAATGCGCATAGTGTCTACAAAGTCGTTAGAGAGTGGTTTAGATAAAATACTGGTGCAATAGTCATATAAAAAGTTAATATCAAAATTAACATTGTGACCGACTATAACATCAGAGCCGATAAAGTCATATAACGGCTGCATAACATCTGCAGCACTTGGAGCACTAGCAAGCATATTATTTGTTATGCCTGTAAGCTGCGTAATAAAGTCGTTTACCTCACGCTCTGGCTTAACAAGTGTACTATACTTGTTTACAAGTTCACTACCGCGATACTTAAATGCACATATTTCTATTATCTCGTCGTACTCTGGCGACAAGCCCGTAGTTTCAATATCAACTACGGTATAATCATTTGGAAAAGTTAATAAACTATGCCCTTTACTATCTCTCATATGTAACATCTCCTTTGTAACATTATTTAATTATCAGACTTAATCTTATCAACAAATTTCTTAATAAGTTCCCACTCTGCAGGGGATAACTGCCCTAGGGCAATAAATGTATTAAGTATAAACTCGTCGTTTGTGTTAAGTGCGCTGCCTACAATGTTAGCGGCTAACTCGGCGCGGCTCATTTCTACATACATACTACCTTTACCAGTACGTAGCCATTCCTCATTAACATTAAACTCACGACAAATAGCAGCAATAATAGCGTTAGAGGGTTCGCGCATACCATTTTCGTAATTAGTAACAGTATTACCAGCTACGCCCAAGCGTTTGCCGTACTCCACTTGCGTAAGCCCTGCGTCTTTTCGCACCTGCTTTATTCTGCTTTTCATAGCATTACCTCACTTTCTTTTATATTTCAATTATAAAATACCTCAAAAAACTCTCATAGTCAATATAAATTAAAAATAACGATTGACAAAACTCTCATAGAGAGGTAATATAATCTCGATGAGAGATATGAAACTCTCAAACAACAGTACAAGCGGGGTACACGAAAGCGAGGAAACAATACAAAATGACAAAGCTATTAATAGGCGGGAGCCCGTGCACATATTGGAGCATAGCGAGAACCGGGCAAAAGAATAATAAAGTTGATAGAGAAACAGAGCCAGAGGGCTTAGGCTGGGAATTGTTTAGAAACTATCTAATAGCAAAAGAAAAGTTTCAACCAGACTTTTTCTTATATGAAAACAATAACTCAATTTCTAAAACCATTAAAGAGTGCATAACGGAAAATTTAGGAGTTGCAAACATTTGTATAAATAGCAATTTGCTGTCAGCGCAAACGAGAAAGCGAGAATACTGGTTTAACTGGGAGGCTGAACAGCCAGAAGATAAAAATATATCATTCCAGGATATAAAAGATACAGATTACGAATATTGCAAAAAATTTAAAGTAAAAAGAACGCCGTCAAGAGAAAGAATGTGGAACGACGGAAAGGGAAGAAACGGAAACCATAGCTGCACAAACATTACAAACGCAACAAAAACAAACGCAGTAACAACAAAACAAGACAGAAGTAATAACGCAGGACTTATAGAATTTGAAGATTTTTGCAGATATTTAACAACGCACGAGCTAGAACAATTACAGACACTGCCAAAAGGATATACAGACGGAATTACGAGAAGCCAACAAGAGAAATGTATAGGCAACGGCTGGACTGCGGAAGTTATAAGATATTTGTTACAAAAAGGGCTTAAAGGCATAAACAGAGACGACGAGCTGATAGTATTAAGTATGTACGACGGAATAGCAACAGGAAGATACTGCTTAGAGCGGTTAGGGTTTAAAAATATAAAATACTATGCGTATGAGATTGAAAAATCTGCAATAAAAGTAGCAAAAAATAATTTTCCAGACATTATAGAACGCGGAGACGCTTTTAATGTAAGAGAAAATGATTGGAAATTATAACGAAATACAACAACGAAAGAGAGGCAACGAAAGAATGACAGAACAAAAATATTATGACGCCTTAACACAGCAGGAAGTAACAGAGGACTTTATAAAAGCCCAGTATGAGGAATTAACCAGCAAGGGCGATTATTTCCACGACACGTACGAGAATTTTAAGAACAACAATTTTAAAAAGATAGATACAGAGGCTATAAGCTGGGAACAGCAGCCAAAAACAGTAACACTTACTAACGAGCTATGCAGCACGCTACAGTGCTATATCTTAATGACAACGAAACATAGAGAGGGCGAGCTTAAGGCGTGGGAAGAGCTGGCACAGGAAACGGACGAGAACGGCGCGCCTAAGTTTAAGAACGCAGCCAGCAACGCCCAATTCTGGCGAGATATGGAGCCGCAGCTACAGCAGATACTAGAGGTATTGGACTAACGAAAGAGAGGTAGCATATGGAAAATATAGACTTTAAGGCTCTTTTTAATAGCCCAGAGACAGATACAATAGAGCAACAAAAATCGCAGCCGCCGTATGTATACCATTGTGGTATACAGCAGTTAGAACCATACAGACAGCAGGAGAGGAAACCATACACACGCGAAGAGCTGCAAGAGCTGTATAACACAAAGATAGAAGCACAGACGATACAATGGGGTGCAGATCACTACTACACAAGACTTTGCGGGCTTGTAACAGAGATTAACTTAAAGAGCTTTGACGAGGGCAAAGTAGTAGAGATATACAGGGAGCAGTACGCAGAGGACGGCGAGCAATACGAAAAGTACTACTACAGCGACGGCACAAGCGTAAAGTGCTGGTTGGGGCTTAACGACTAGGGGGCAAGTATGGCAAATATGGTAAAAGACAAAGACGGCGTAGTTAAATACTGGGTACGTGCGCACGAGGTTACTTGCAACTACACAGAATACGAGCACGACGTAGAGTACGATAGATATTACATGCTGCGCGGAAGCAGAGAGTATAAAAAGCACGGCAAGGCAGTACGCGAGCGTATTACTAAAAAAGAATACTTAGCGATAAAGAAGATAACAGAGAAATACATAGCACTACATAGCAAAGGGGGCGCGGCAAATGATTAAGCAGAAAATAGCAGGAATGATATTTATAGCGTGCGGCATAATAAGCGCGCTGCTAGAGCGTGACATAACAGCGGCTATATTAATAGTGCCACTCGGCATATATGCAATATTCACGAAAAAGGATCTAAGCAATTACGAGGAATAACAGCGTATAAAGGAGCATACGCAGGAACACAAAACAAAAGACCATAAGCAGGAAGTATTAGAGCTGGAATACACAGCAGTAGTAGAACTTATGCGGCAGTTATCAGACGAAAGAAAGGCAGGCGGCAGGAAATGAACAAAATACACACAATACAGGACGTTAAGCAGCGCATACACGAGCTTATACAAAAAGAAATAGCAAAGTGCAACAAAGAAATAGAAGAGTTCGAGCAAAAAATAAGAGACAACGCAATAGTATACGGCGGGGGTGGCTGGTGCACACAGTTTGAGAAAGCAAAGAAACGCCGAGAGGACTTTATAGAAGAGCTGCAGGGCTTGGAACGCGCGCAAGGCACAGCGGTAATACTCGACGAGATAAGCATATACTCGTATTCCTGCCCGACTTGCCAGATTAAAGTAATGCTTAATAGCGGCTATGGCGAGACTGTAACGTGTCCGGTATGCGAGAGAAAGATATACAGAGCGAACGATCTAGAAGTGATGAAAGTAGCACGCGGCAGCAGACAGGCTAAAGTAAATAACCACTATATACAGCTTGACAGCTACGGACGTTTTAAAGACTAAGAAGAAAGAGAGGTAAAACAGTATGCAGCAGACATTAGAGAGAACGAAAGAGCAGCAGAGTTTAGAAAATTTTAGCGAGCTTATGCAGGAAGTAGCAAAGCTGCCAGAGGACAAGCGTAATATTGTTGCGATTTACTCGCAGGGTGTACTTGCTATGGCACAGGCGCAGCAGAACACAGCGAGGTAACAGGATATGCAGGCAGTAAAGATTAAACCAGCAGAGGCAGCCGCTATTATGGGCTGTAGTCCGCAGTTTGTCCGCATAGGGCTACAGCAGGGCAAGTTAGACATAGGCGACGCTATTAAGATGTCGTCAATATGGACATACAACATAAGCGCGGCTGCGCTTGCCAGACGGCAGGGCGTAACAGTAGAAGAGTTAGAGAAAAAAATAAGGGAGCTGCGGAAATGAACAGGCGACAAAGAAAGAAGAAAGACGCAAAAGGCTTAACACTTATATTTAGCTGCGAAATGGTATGTAAACAAGAAACATACGCGAATCTAGAGCAAACGATACAGGCGCAGCTAAACAAGGGTAACGTAATAGTATTGCCGCCATATCTGCGACTAGAGGGAATAGCAGGCGGCAGCAGGGTTAAAAAAATAAAAATAATGAAAGAGAGACAAGCACAATGCAGCAAGTAACACTAAGTGCACTTACAGCGCTTATAAGCTCGTCGGAACGTGCAAGGGTAATAAAAAACGGCGCCGTAGTGTTTGCGGATTGGGGGTATTACTTAAAAGAGTGCTACCAAGAAAAAGGATTTACAGGCGACGAGATAGTAACAGACTTTAGGGCACACTTGGACGTAGCACATAAAGACTGGCGTAAGCTGGGACTTATGCCGCCGCTCGATCAAGAGAGCACGCCGCAGTACATAGCGGGAGATATGCACATAAATATGTATTACGACATTTACATATAAACGCCTCTAGCTTAAAGGCAAAGCAGCAGCCGCAGCGCTGTATATGCAACTTTCGAGGGTTGCGGGGCGTATCTGTCCAATAGGACACTAAAAACAGAAGAAAGGAGAGCGAAAACGTGGAGACAGACAACGCAGTAGCATTACAGGGCATATTAAAGGAGCTGCGCAAGGTAGATAACATTAACACGCTGCCATTTAACGGCTACGAGCTTACAGTTATTACCGAACGACGCAGCGGAGCGCATGACGAGGCTATAGTATACGTGCAGGGCGATAATGTAGACAGTATTGGAGTAAATATGCCAGTTATGATACTTGGCAGCTTACAGGCTTACAAGAATTTTATAACAGGCAAGGTACTTGTATACGTACTGGCAGAGACAGCGCAGCAGATTATGGGCGAGCACTGGGACTACGAAAACGAGATACAGTTAAGCGGAGCACTCGGCAGCGGCATTACATACCGCGAGACACCACTAGGCAAGCGCATAAGCGATATAAGCGTACTAGTAGAGAACAGACTAAAAGACCTACACGGCTGCTATATACCCTGCATCGCTTGGAACGATACCGCGGCTATGGTTAAGGAATGGCACGAGGGCGAACGCGTAACCTTAAAGGGCAAGCTACAGAGCAGAGCTTACACTAAACGCATAAGCGAGCAGCAGGAAGAGCAGCGGACAGCGTACGAGGTATCTATATACGCGATAGGGAAAGAGTAAAAGAAAGGAAAGCGGAAAAATGCAGATAAAAAAGACAATATTAACAGAGAGCGTTACGCTCGAAGAGCTTAGAAAGATTATAAGAGAGGGACGCGCTGCGGAAGTACTGGCAGTAGGCGACCAGATCTATATTGATTTTGACGACGCAGCAGTACCATACGACGTAATAGGCATTGACGCAGACACACCAGCAGCCGAAGAACTTAAACACACAGTTACTATACAGGCACACGAGCTTATAGAAGAACACCCATTTGATACAAAGGGACGTTACGGCTCTAACGACTGGGAAACAAGCGAGCTTAGAGAGTACCTTAACAGCGAGACATACGCGGCACGCTACGCAGAGCTGGCTGAGTATGCAATACCAGTTACTAAAATGAACACAAACGGCAGAAAGACAGTAGATACGTTTTTCTTGTTATCTGTAGGCGAGTACGACGCTAAAGACACACCATACGAGTATTACAAAGACAAGCCATACAGAGCAGCCAAGCACGCAAAGGACGACTTTAACGACTGGCATAGAATGCGTAGCGCTTATCGTGGCAACTCGTGCAATACGTGGTGCGTGTACTCGGGCGGCGGCGTCAGCGGCGGCTTCGGTGCGTACTACTTTATGCGCTGCGCGCCCGCTTGTGCAATAGGATAAATATAAATAATACGCCCTGTACGCTTACAGGGCACTATATAAAAAGACATAAGAAAAGCGCCTACGATACTGCAATATCATAGGCGCTAAGCTATAGCCGAAGCGTATAGCACTACTACGTTTATATTATACGCTGCATACGGCAAAAAGGCAAGGAAAATAACGGGGCGCTGTCCCGTAAAAACACTTGATAAAAGTATTAGCTTACCGACAGAGATACACAAAAATATATATACGTGAGGTAAAGATATATGCCGTATGTTAAGAGGACTACCAAGGCAGGCAAGACGATAGAGGTAGAATATTTCTATACGTCCAGGCTGAATAAAAAGGGTGCAAAAAGAAGAGACAAAGTAAAGCCTACACCAGAGGCGCAGAAAAAAGTAAACACTAAGCAGGCAGAGAGAAAGTTAAGGCTCTTAATGAACGCTAACTTTGCTTATGGAGATTACCACTTAGTGCTAGACTACATAAGGCACAAGGGAGAGTCAGACAGAACACGCGAGGAAATGAAAAAAGATATACAAGTATTCTTACGCGAGTGTAGAAAGCTATATAAAAAAGCTGGGTTAGAGTTTAAATACATACACGTTATGGAGATAGGCAAGAAAGGCGCAAGACACCACCACCTAGTAGTAAATCGCATAGATACAAACTTGTTGCAGCAGGCTTGGTATAAAGCGTACGAGGGGCATAATCGCGTTAAAGTGTTCCCGCTAGACGATAGCGGACAATACGGAGACTTGGCAGCGTATTTTATTAAATATACAGATAGACACATACAGGACGCACCAGAGCAGAGGCTACAGGGCAAGCGCTGGGCTGCAAGTAAAAATCTAATGCACCCAGAGCCAGAGTATGAGTATGTAACTGCCCGCTCGTGGTATCGCTGCGAGGCAAAAGCGCCAGCAGGCTACTACGTGGAAAAAGGCAGCGAAGAAAAGGGCATAGTAAGCCCAGAGTATTACGGCTACGGCTATTATCGCTATAGGCTGGTGCAGCTAGAGTAAAGCAAGAAAGGCGAATATATGCGAAATGTGAGAATTGACAACGAGGCAGGAGCACAAGAAACACTATTTAACTGGGCGCAGTACCGGTACGCGAGATACCCAGAACTAGAGCTATTATACCACATACCAAACGGCGGCAAGCGAGATGCATGTACAGCAGTCAACTTAAAGAGGCAGGGCGTAAAGGCTGGCGTACCAGATTTGCATCTGCCAGTAGCGCGCGGCGGCTACCATGGGCTATATATAGAGCTAAAAGTAGGCAGCAATAAACCGACGCAGCTACAAAAGAAATGGCTAAGCAGCTTAAACGAGCAGGGCTATTTAGCGATAGTGTGTTACGGCTGGCAAGAGGCAGCGGACCAGTTAATAAACTACCTAGAGCTGGAAACGGCAGCAGGCGGCATAAAGAACATAGACAACGGGGCAGCGCAAGGCGGGTTAATGCCTGCGACATAAGAAAGGCGGCAACATGGAAAGGCGCATACTAGACACGGGAAAAATAAAAACGTTACTGAAAAGGCAAGGAATGACGCAAAGAGAGCTTGCAGAAAAAGCAGGGACAACAGAAGTAAGCATTAGTAGATACATGAAAAGGCAACGCATACCGAGGCTGCCTGCGTTAGAGGGCATGGCGCAAGCACTGGGAACAAACATAGAAGACCTACTAACAGAGAGGCAGACTAGCAGATACAAGCCGCAAATGACAGAGGCAGAGGCGCTACAAGTACTTACAGGAACACGAGACGACTATAACGACTATGCAAGAGCTTTAAATATCGCAATACGGGTATTAAGGGAGCATGTAGCCGAGATAGATAAAAAGAGCCAGAACCAACGGAGAGAAAGAGAGGCAGACTATGAAAGTAATAAGCATTATTAACCTTAAGGGCGGCGTAGGGAAAACGTACACAGCGTATAACATAGCCTACGAGCTGCAAAAGAGAGGCAAGACAGTATTACTACTGGACAACGACAAGCAGGGCAATTTAAGCAAGGCAGCAGGGGCATACAAGGCAGCGGGAGAGTGCGCAGCGGCTAAAGCATTGTTAGGCGAATACAAGAACCCATTAAGAGAGCTAATAACAGAGCACCCACAACACAACAACGTAGATATAATAACGGCTAATATGTCGCTTATGTCGGCAGTATGGACAATGGCAGGCAGCAGCGGCAGCCAGATAGACAGCTACGACAAATTAATACATACGCCTATTGCCAACCTAGATCTGCCATTCCCAGATACAATAAACGACTACTACGACTATATGATTATTGACAACCCGCCAGACATAGCCTTTAACGTAATAGCAGCGCTAAAGATTACAGACGAGGTTATAGTACCCGTGAAAATAGACGAGTGGGCGTTAGAGGGCTTGGACATTATAGCGGAGCAGATACAGGACGCTAAGCAGCTTAACCCAGACATAGAACTACTCGGCGCGCTTGTGACAATGTATAAAAACAATGACACGAACATAGCGGGGCTGGAATGGTTACAGCAGAAAAGCAAGGTTAAAATACTGGGGCAGATACGCTACACCGATAAGGCAGCAGAAAGCACGTTTTTTAATAAAGCGGCATACGAGTATAGCCCACGCTGCGGAGCTGCGCAGGACTACAAAAAACTGATAACAAAGTATCTGGAAGAAAGCGAGGCGTAAAACTATGGCAGCAGCAAATAAGTTTAGCTTTATGGATATATTAAACGCACAAAGTAAAGCGGACGCAAAGACGGCAGCGGTAACAGAGTACACAGAGATATACTTAAACCCGTACGACGTAGAGGAAACAGAAAGCAACTTTTACAGTCAAGAGAGCATAGAAGAGCTTGCAGACGCTATACTTGCCGTAGGACAGCAGCAGCCGACAGTATTAGGCAGGATAGACGGCAAATATAAAATTATAAGCGGGCACAGGCGTAACAAGGCTAACAGGCTGCTTATAGACAGAGGCTACGAAAAATATAAAAGCGTGCGTTATCTCTACAAAGACATAACACCCGCAGGGCTAGAGCTTAGCTTATTAGTCGGCAACGCATTTAACCGAGAGCTTACGCCGTACGAAAAGACAGAGCAGGCGGCAAGGTTAAAAAAAGCACTTATAAGAGCCAGAGACGAGGACGGGCTAGAAATACAAGGGCGCCTGCGCAGCTTAATAGCCGACGCACTGGGCGAGAGCGCAACAAACATAGGACGCATGGAGCAGATCAACAACAATCTTACGCCAGAGGCTAAAGAACAGTTTAAGGCGGGCAACTTAGGCATAACGGCAGCCTATGAGACAAGCAAGCTAGACGAGGACGAACAAAACGAGATAGCGCAGCAGGCAGCAGCAGGCGAGGATATAAGAGCAAAAGAGATAGCCGCAAAGGTAGCAGAAAAGAAAGCGGGCGACGATTACAGGACACCGCACCCAGAAAGTATTACGAGCTTATGTTATAGCTGCTTAAATTACAGCACTTGCAACGTAAAAACGGGAACGTGCGAAAAGTGCGACGAGTATATTAACAAGGCAGAGGCAGAAAAAACAGACGAGCAGCGCTACGACGAGCAGCAGGCGGCGATAGATAAGCAGACACAGAAAACGCTACAGGCTAGAGAACGCGAGGCGGCATTAGACAGAGCACTACAGCCAAAAGTACACGAGCTTAAGTTAGCTGCTATGTATTTTAAGGACGTGGCGACAGGAAAAAAGAGCTTTGAACTACGAAAGAACGACAGAGGCTTTAAGACTGGCGACGCACTACGCCTTAACGAGTATGTCGACGGCAAAGAGACAGGCAGGCACATAGAGGCAGATATAGTATATATGCTGAAAGATTACAGCGGCTTACAAGAGGGTTATTGTATACTCGGCATAAAGGTTACTAAGGTGCCCGAAACGGACACACAAATAGACGGGTAGATAGATATAAAAGACTTCTTAAGCGAAAGCGAGGCGTAATATGAATTACAGACAATGGAAAAAGAACTATAAAAAGCGGCACGGGTATAACCCGCCGCTTGAGGCTGATAAGCGGCAGCGGGCAAAGGTACTTAAAAAGACTATGAGAAATACAAGCGTAACTATAAACGACATAACGGCAGCAGTACAAAATATAGGCGACGCAATAACAAGGGCTATTGCAGGGATATACAGAGGCTTAAGCAACGGATTCAGAGTGGCAGCAGACGCAGCACAAAGCGTAGCGGAACGAATAGAAAGGGGCAGCGAATGACAGCAATAGAGATATTTAAAACAATAGCGCTTGTAGCGGGGATATTAATAGCGCCGTTCATAATCGCAGCGGCGATATGTGTATTAGTGGTTGTGGCGGGGCTTATTATAGCCCTGCTGCGCTTCCTGTTTACAGTCGAGGTAGACGACGACGGCGGTATACGCGAGCGCATAGGCTGCCATTCTTACGACGAAATACCGCTATCACTACGAGAGGGGATAACACAAGCGGACTACTGCGAAAATTGTAAGATTCACAAGAAAGCACAAAAGATTATAGCAAAGCGGAAACGACGAGAAGAAAAGGAACTAGCGGACAGACAAAAGAGACAGGCAGAGGACGAGGAACAAATAAAATACTTGCAGGAATACAACAGGAAGAAAAGAGAGGGTAAAAAGTGAACAACGTAACATTAAGCGGAAGATTGACAAAAGAGCCAGACGTACGCTACGGCGGCGAAAATAACAGCGTAGCAATAGCACGCTTTACGCTGGCGGTGGACGATTACAAAAGCACAGATTTTATTAATATACGCGCACTTGGCAAAACGGCAGAATGGGTAGAGAAATGGCTACAGAAAGGCAACAAGGTAGAGTTGGTCGGAAAGATTAAAACAGGGCATTATACAGGCAGGGACGGCAAAGAAATTTACTACACCGAAGTACTGGCAAGTGGCGTAAGTTTTGGAGAAACAAAAGCAGAGGCGCAGCAGAGACAGCAGGCAGCAGGCGACAGACCACAACCAACACCCAGCGGCGACGGCTTTATGGACATACCAGACGGCTACGACGACGGGCTACCATTCGACTAAAAAGCAGCGCGGCAGCAGAAAGCGAGGAATAATTAAGAGTGAGCAAAATAAGGCTAAACGAGGACGAGTTAGAGCAGATAATAACAACAGCCGCAAAAAGAGGCGTAGAGATTTACAAGCGAGAGGAACAGAAGAAACACAAAGCGGATAAATACCACGACACATTTAGCCTTATGAGGTGCTACAGAGACGCAGTTTTTCACAGAGATAATGCAGTAAGCGAAGCTGCACAGCTACAACAGCAGGGAGAATTAACAGAGGAGCAGCAGGCTACATACTTGCGCAGCATACGACGCACTCGTTTTAAAACTATACTGATGTTAGATCACATAGACAAGGCAGTAGAAGAGATAGAAAGACGCAGGCAGCAGCAGGGGCGCGAGGTAGAATATAAAGCGTTTGAGCTATACTTCATGCAGGGCTTAGACTATGCGGACATAGCCGAAGAACTGAACACAGGCAAGAACACACCGCGCCGCTGGATCAGCGGAATAATAAACGAGTTAAGCGTACTACTCTGGGGAATAGACGAGGACGCTATAACGCAGAGGTAAAAGCGTGGTAAAAAGCTGGGGTTTACGTGGGGTATTGCCTGCGGTAAAATGATAGCGTGAGAAAGAGCGGAAAGCTAAGCTACTTAAGCAGCATTAGCTAGCCGCTCTTTTTTATTGCATTTTTCTAGCCTCCTAGCCTAGCGTATGAAACCTAGGACGCTAGGCAAATAAAAAGAGGCAGGCTATGAAAGAATGGGCTAAAGAGTTCTACCACAGCAAGAACTGGAAAGATACAAGGCTGGCTTATCTAAAAGCGCAGCATTACTTATGCGAACGCTGCGGCGAGCCTGCTAAAGTAGTACATCACAAGCACTACTTGACAAAGAGAAATATTAACAACACAGACATAACGCTTAACTGGGACAACCTCGAGGCGTTATGTCAAGACTGCCACAACAAGGAACACCACGCGGCAGCAGATACACGCCGCTACAGATTCGACGCAGACGGCAACGTTATAGCGACAACGCCGTGAACATATCCCCCCCTATTCAAAATTTTTGAATAGTCCAGCGGAGACCGAGGGGTGGAGCTTAAAAAAACTCTACAGGGGCGCGCGTACGTGGTGTAGGGGGTGTGGTGTGCGAGAAGTGAGGCAAAGATATGGCAGGAAAGAAAGAGTACACGAAAGAAGAGAAAATTAAGAAAGAAAAAACCAGACTTAAAGGCATTTTTAAGAACCTCGACGAAAACAAAAAGAAACTTGTTACGCCGCTTATCGAAAAGGCTGCTTTTATGTCTGTCGAGCTCGATATATTGCAGGATAGCATACAAGAAAACGGCTGGACGTCGGAGTATCAGAACGGCGCGAACCAGTGGGGCGAAAAGCGCAGCGCAGAGGCAGACACCTATATAGCGCTAAGCAAGAACTATACGGCAGTTATAAAGCAATTAACCGAGCTTGTACCAGCAGCAGAGCGCAAGAAAAGCAAGCTAGCCCTGCTGCGCGAGGAATAGCCCCAGAGTGCCGTATAAAAATTACATTTACGAGTATTACGCAAAGATTACAAGCGGCGAAATTGTAGCGGGTAAATGGATATTAGCAATTTACAAAATACTTGTAGACGGACTGGAGAAACAAGAGTTTTTTTACAATGCAAAAAAGGCAAATAAGGCAATAAAGTTTATTGAAAATTTCTGCCACCACAGCAAAGGGCGCAGCGATTTGTTAAAGCTGGAATTATGGCAAAAAGCTATAGTATGCGCCATGTTTGGCATTGTAGACGACCAAAACATAAGAATTTTTCGCGAAATTTTTATAGTTATTGGACGAAAAAACGGCAAAAGTTTATTTGCAAGCGCCATTATTGCATATATGGCGTATCTCGAGCCAGAGTACGGGCAAGAGATCTATTGTTTAGCACCAAAGTTAGACCAAGCGGCGCTCGTTTACGACGCTTTTTACAAAATGGTAGAAGCAGAGGACGAGTTAAAAGAGCTTGCTAAAAAGAGGCGCAGCGATATTTACCTAGAAGAGACGAACACGACTATTAAGCCTATTGCATTTAACGCAAAGAAAAGCGACGGCTTTAACCCGCAGCTAGTTATATGCGACGAAATGGCAGCGTGGAGCGGCGACGGCGGCTTAAAACAATATGAGGTTATGAAGTCGGCACTGGGTGCAAGGCGGCAGCCTATGATACTTAGTATATCTACAGCAGGCTATATTAACGACAGTATCTACGACGAGTTAATGAAACGTGCTACCAGCTTTTTAAAGGGCAACAGTAAAGAGCGCAGGCTATTGCCATTTTTATACATCATAGACGACGTAGAGAAATGGAACGATATAACAGAACTAAAGAAAGCCAACCCAAATATGGGCGTAAGCGTACAAGAGGGCTTCTTTAAAGACGAGATAGCAGTAGCAGAGGGCAGCTTAAGCAAAAAAGCAGAGTTTCTTACGAAATACTGCAACATTAAGCAAAACAGTAGTGTAGCGTGGTTAGAATACACACTTGTAGACAAAGCAAGCGAAGAAAGCACGCTAGAGGACTTTAGAGACTGCTACGCCGTGGGCGGTATTGATCTAAGCCAGACAACAGACTTAACAGCCGCAAGTATCGTAGTCGAAAAAGACGGAATACTACACGCGTTCACACAATTCTTTATGCCACGTAACAGACTGGAAAGCCTGCAAGCAACGGACGGAGTACCATATGACGTATTTGTAAAAAAGGGCGTACTTAAGCTATCTGGCGACAACTACGTAGACTACAAGGACGTATTTAACTGGTATGTAGAGCTGCTTAACACATACGGCATACGAGTATTACAGATAGGCTACGACAGATACAGCGCCCAGTACTTAATAGACGACCTCAAGGCGTACGGATTCCACACCGACGACGTATACCAGGGCGAGAATCTAACGCCAGTTATACGAGAATTTGAGGGAATTATTAAAGACGGCAACTTTAAGATTGCAAGCAATAACTTGCTTAAGTCCCACTTCTTAAACGTGGCGCTTAAGCAGAATTTAGAAACAAGAAAATTTAGACCTATAAAAATAGAACAGCGCGCACATATAGACGGCTTTGTAAGCGTAATAGACGCTATGACAGTACGCCAGAAGTACAACGCGGAGCTGGGCGAGCTGCTTAAAAACGCAGCATAAGTAGAAAGGAGTGAGGAAAACGGGGCTTTTTGATTACCTTTTCAAAGGACGAAAAAACAAAGAAATAATAGGCGAATACTTTAAGCTGCTTAACGGCTATAGCCCTGTATTCTCTACCTACGACGGCGGCGTATATGAAATGGATTTAACCCGCACGGCAATTAATAGCTTTGCTACGCATTGTAGCAAACTAAAGCCAGAGGTAGAGGGCAGCGCGCTAAAAAACTTAGAGCGTACATTACAGTTTAAGCCCAACGCGTTTATGGACACAACAAAGTTTATAGCGAGAGTGGCAACTATATTAGAGTGTGAGCACACAGCCTTTATTATACCGATAGAGGACCAATACGGACAGCTTGCAGGCTGGTACCCACTACTGCCGCAGAATTGCGAAATAATAGAATATCAAAAGCAAGTTTTTTTGCGCTATACGTTTGGAAACGGGGAGCGTGCGGCTATTGAGTTTGAGCGCGTCGGAATATTGACGACACACCAATATAAAGACGACATTTTCGGCGAAGATAACAAGACAATGAAACCAACTATGCAGCTCATACATACGAGCAACGAGGGTATTATTAACGCCGTAAAGAACTCGGCAAATATACGTTTTCTGGCAAAAGTGGCAAATATGCTTAAGCCAGAGGATATTAAAAAAGAGCGCGACAGATTTACGCAGGACAATTTAAGCAGCGACAACAAAAGCGGAATGATCATATATGACAACAAGTTTAGCGACGTTAAGCCAGTAGAAAGTAAACCGTATACACCGAACGCGCTACAAATGCAGCAGATACAAGAAAATGTATGTACGCATTTTGGTACCAATATGGACATATTGCAAAACAAATTCAACGAGGACACTTGGAACGCTTACTATGAGGGGAAAATAGAACCATTCGCCATACAGTTATCGCTTGTAATGTCAAATATGACCTTTACGCCGCGAGAACTTGCACGCGGCAACGCCATTACATTTAGCGCAAACAGACTACAGTATGCCAGCAATAACACAAAGCTACAGGTAAGTACGCAGCTATTCGATAGAGGCTTACTTAATCGTAATGGGGTTATGGATATATGGAATATGGCGCACGTTGAGGACGGCGACAAATATTACATACGAAAAGAATATACAGAGGTTAGCGAGCTGGATAAACACAACAAAGAGCCGCAGCCAGTAATTATAACGCAGCAGCCGCAGCAAACAGAACCGACAGCAGGACAAGAACCAGAGCCACAGCAGACAGGCGAGAAAGGAGAAGAGTAGGTATATGCCAGTAGTAAAAGAAAGAGAGTACAGAAATGTAGCGGCGCCTTTATCGGCAGCAGCCGCCGTAAAACAGTTTAACAGCGATTATTACGTAGAGGGCTACGCTACAACATTCGATACGCCGTACGTGCTCTATGAGTTCGAGGACGGCGACAAATACTACGAAAAAATAGACAGGCACGCACTAGACGGCGCGGACTTAAGCGACGTTATTATGCAGTACGACCATACGGGCAGGGTGTACGCCCGCAACAGCAACAACACGCTTAAATTAACAGCAGATACAAAAGGGCTTCTTATTGCAGCCGACCTTAGTAAAACAGAATTAGCAAGGGGACTGTATGAAGATATTAGCGCGGGAATGATTACAAAAATGTCTTGGGCGTTCACAGTCGCAGAGGATAGCTACGACAGAGCGACGCATACCCGCACTATTTTAAAAATCAAAAAGGTGTACGACGTTAGCGCGGTAAGCACACCAGCAAACGACGGCACCAGTATAGCAGCACGCAGCTACGCAAGCGGGAGACGCGAAGCAGAGCAGCGGGAGACGTTAGAAAAGCGAGCAGCTATGTTAAGGATTTTAACAACAATTTAAAGCAAAGAAAGGAACAAAACAATGAGATTAAAAGAGATCGAATTAAGACTTGCGGCTATTAAGAAAGACGTAGAGGAAAGAGGCGCACAGCTTACAGCCGAAGAGCTGGCAAAGTACGAGAAAGAAGTAAAAGACTTACAGGAAGAGAGAACGGCAATTATCCAGCAGCAGGAGCAGCGCACAAGTTTACTTGCAGCTATCGCAGCAGGAGAAGTAACGGACGCAAACGGAAACCCAACAGCGCCTACAGTGCTTAGAAGTATCAAGCCAGCAGACGGCAGTGGAGCAGAGCAGCGTACAGCAGTAAACAAGTACGAAACAATGGAGTACCGCAAAGCGTTTATGGAGTACGTCACAAGGGGCGTAACAATTCCTAAAGAGTACAGACAGGACGCAGTAAGCCAGACAACAGACGTAGGCGCAGTTATTCCAACAAACGTATTAAACCAGATCATTACAAAGCTCGAAAGCGTGGGTAACATTCTGGCAAAGGTAACGCGTACAGCATACAAGGGCGGCGTAACTATTCCTAAGTCAACAGTTAAGCCAGTTGCAACTTGGACAACACAGGGAAAGGGTAGCGACAAGCAGAAACAGGACACAAGCGGTACTGTAACATTTGCATATCACAAGTTACGCTGCACTGTAGCTGTATCGCTCGAAGTAGATACAATGGCTATTACAGCATTTGAGAACCTGTTAATTAACAACATTGTTGAGGCTATGACAAAAGCACTCGAGCAGGCAATTATTAGCGGTACTGGCGTAGGACAGCCAAAAGGAATTACAGCAGAAACAGCCGACGCAGGGCAGACAGTAGAAACAGCAAAGCCAGCGTATGCAGATCTTATTGCAGCAGAGGGTAACTTACCGGTAGCATACGAAAAGGGCGCCGAGTGGTGCATGTCTAAAAAAACATATATGAACTATTACGGCTTAACTGACAGTAACGGGCAGCCTATCGGACGTATTAACTATGGGCTTGCAGGAAAGCCAGAGTATACACTCTTAGGCAGACCAGTAAACGTATGCGACTACTTACCAAGCTTTGCCAACGCAGAGAACAACTCTATTGTAGGCTTTTTGTTTAATTTCAAAGACTATGTGCTTAATACTAATTACGCTATGGGCGTTAAGAAGTATGAGGACAACGACACCGACGATATGGTAACAAAGGGCATTATGTTAGCAGACGGCAAGGTAGTAGATACAGGCAGCTACGTACCACTTAAGAAAGTACAGGCAGTCTAGCAATTTATAGGCAGGCGGCGTAAAGCTGCCTGCTAAAGAAAGGCGAAACAATGAAAGGGCATTTAGATAAAAAGCAGCTCGAGGAAGAGTACAAGGTAGACGACCTTAGAGAGCTTGCTAAAAGTCTGGGATTAAGCCCAGACGGGAGAAAGACAGAGCTTGTAGAACGTATCGCGGCAGCAGAGGTAGACGTATCGGACGACGACGAGCAGCAGGCAGCAGACGCTAATGTGTCCGAAACGGACACAACAGTAGAGGTTATAGTAACACAGACATACAAAGACTTGCAGCGCGATATTACACAGCACGCGGGCGACACGTTCGAGGTAACAAAAGAGCGCGCAGCGCAGCTTATAGAGGCTGGCGTAGCAAAAGCAGCAGAGTAGGGGGCAGCCATGAGGACAGCACTAATAAAAGCAATTAAAGACAGTATGCGTATGTCTACCGCCTCGGCTATTATCGAGGACGATATAAGCGGTTGTATAGAGGCTTGCTTTAAAGACTTGCAGCTTGCAGGCGTGGAAAAGATAGACGAAACCGACGCGCTTATTATTAGAGCTGCACAGCTTTTTACAAAAGCAGACTTTAACTATAACAACCTTGCAGACAAATACAGACAGAGCTACGACGCTCTTAAGATGTCTTTAGCGCTATCTGGCGAGTATAACGAGAAAGAAAGCGAGGGTAAATAATGTATGGAGAAATAACATTAAAAACGCAGCTAAACGCAACGGAAACAGAGAGTGTAACTATATGCTGCGAGGTAGACAGCATAACCCAGAGCGAATACGCAACAGCAGGCGTTAAGGACATTAAGCCAAGCTATAAATTTACTGTATGGGCGCACGAATACAACGACCAGACAGAGTTAGAGTACAACGGGCAGCGATTAACTATTTATAGGACTTATAAAAAGCCAAACGAGGAAAAGTTAGAACTGTACGCAGAAAAGAGGGCGGGCAAGCGTTGAGCAACGAGAACATAAACACAGCAGGCGCAGCTATAGCCGAAGCGTTGGCAGAATATGACCAAGAAATAGCAGACGCAACAAAGCGAATAACCGACGAAGTAGCAAAAGAGGCTGTAGACGATCTTAAGAAGAGCAGCCCGAAACTTACAGGCAGCTACCGCAAGGGCTGGCGTAAAAAACAATCATATGCAGACAAGAGAACAAAGCGGAATACTGTATATAACGAGACAGACTACCAGCTAACCCACTTGCTGGAATATGGACACGCCAGCAGGAACGGCGGCAGAGTTAGAGCTATACAACATATAGCGCCTGTAGAGCAGGCGGCTATAGAGGCACTACAGGAAAGGATAGAGGCAGCAGCGAGCAAATGAGATTAGAGACAATTATAGAACGCACCCGCGCGCTGGGGCTACCCTTGGCAAAGGACGAGTTCAGAGAGACAAAAGAGACACCACTACCCGAGCTGCCGTATCTGGTATACATAACACCGCAGGACAACGTAAGCAAAAGCGACGACGGCACAGTAGGAGTTAGGGCGATACAGGCGGCTATAGAGCTTTACACAGACAAAATAGCCGACAGCAGCTTAGAAAAAGATATAGAGCAAAAAGTATTATACGACGTAGGCTTTAACAAATTTCAAGAGACAATACAAAGCGAAGATATGGTGCAGACGGCATACGAATTTACCATATACGAAAAAATAAGAAAGAGAGGACAGTAACAATATGGATAGCGAGAGAATCACACTCGGCAGCGGTAAACTTTACTGCATTAAATTTACGGGAGAAATCCCAGACGACGCAACCATAGAAACAGAGGACAACCAGCTTGCACACATTAAAGGCGGCGCGTCACTCGAGTATACAGCAGAGAGCTACACAGCTAAAGACGACTTAGGCGTAGTACAGAAAACTAAAGTAACAAAAGAAGAGGCGACACTTAAGGCGGGGTTACTTACTTGGTGTGCCACAACATTAGAAAAGTTATGCGCAACAGCAAGAGTTACAACGTCAGCAAAAAAGCGTACTGTAAAAATTGGCGGCTTAAAGAACCAGAAAAGCGACAAGTATCTAATTAGATTTTTGCATGAGGACGACGAGGACGGCGATATTAGAGTAACAATCGTCGGAAAGAATGAGGCGGGCTTTAGCTTTACGTTTGCAACAGACGCAGAGACAACACTAGAGCCGACATTTACGGCTTATCCAATGGACAAAGAGGGCACACTTATAATTTTCGACGAGGAAATAGTACAGAACGTATAAGAGATTAAAGCGGCTGCGCAAAAGCAGCCGCGATAGAAAAGAGGTTAGAATATGGCAAATAAAAGTTTTGATTTTGGAAAATTAAAGCGCAGCTTTTATCCTACTAAGTTAAAGGACGGCAAAACTTTAGTGGTTGAAATGCCAAAAAAGCGCACTTTTGAAAAAATGCAGATTATAAACGACATTGACACAGACGAGGCTAAGAGCGGCGAGGTATACGACGAAATGCTAGAGCTTTTAGCAGAAATCTTAAGCAATAACAGAGGCAAAGAGGTTATTACAGCGGAGTACTTAGAGCAGGAAGAGTACGATATAGAGGAGATCATAACGTACATTAACGACTATGCAGACTTTGTAAACAGTATTAAGAATAACCCAAACTAAAGCTGCCGCACTACCCGAACGGGCAGACAGAGGCGGCAGAGTATACGTACACCGCAGACACACGAGCAGAAAAGCTAGTTATAGACTACTTAAATATAAGCATATTTGACGTGCAGGAAATGCCGATAGACCTATACTTATACTTTATGCGAGAAAGCTATATATATACGCTTAGCCAGACGGAAAAGGGCAGAAAGTATTTAGAGGACTGCTACAGAATGACGCAGACCAAGCCAGACCGCAAAAAGATACGAGAAAAGATTAAGAACCAGAAAGGAGCGTAATAAGTGGCAGGCAGTATTAAAGGTATTACAATCGAAATAGGCGGCGATACTACTAAGCTATCTAAGGCGCTCTCTGGCGTTAATAGCTCGTGCAGCTCTTTGCAGAAAGAGTTACGCGAAGTAGACAAGCTGCTTAAGCTCGACCCGACAAACACGGAACTATTAGCCCAGAAACAGAAGATATTAAAAGAGGCTATAGGAAGTACAAAAGAGAAGTTAGAAACCTTAAAAGAGGCAGAAAAACAGGTACAAGAACAATTTGAAAATGGCGAAGTATCAGAGGAACAGTACAGAGCACTACAAAGAGAGATAGCCTCTACAGAAATCAAACTCGGCGACTTGGAAAAACAGGCAGAGGAAAGTAATAAAGAGTTTGAAAACACAGGAAAGGCAGCCGAAGAGACAGCAAAGAGCGTAAGCAAAATTGACACGGCAGCGAAAGCGTTCGATACAGTAGAGGATAAAGCGGGCAAAGCAGCTAAAGCTATGGCGCCTTTATCGGCAACAGCGGCAGCGGTAGGCACAGGAGCCGTAGCTGCTGCTATGAACTTAGACGACGGCTACGACATAATTATAACCAAAACAGGCGCTACGGGCGAGGCGTTAGACGACCTCAACAAGCGTATGAACAACATTTTTAAGGATATACCGACAGACGCAGAGACGGCAGGCACAGCAATAGGAGAGGTTAATACACGTTTCCAGCTTACAGGCGACGAGTTAGAGAGCTTATCAAAGCAGTTTATCGAATTTGCGGAAATAAACGGGACAGACTTAAATAGCAGCATTGACAATGTAGATACAATCTTAAATAAATTCAATGTAGACGCAGGACAGGCGGGCAACGTATTAGGACTGCTAACAAAAGTAGGACAAGATACGGGGCTATCTATGGACACATTAGAGAGCTCGTTAATGCAGAATGGCAGCACCTTAAAAGAAATGGGGCTAGGCATTACAGAAAGCGTAAACTTGCTTGCTATGTTTGAAAATAACGGCGTAGACGCTACTACAGCTATGGCAGGCTTAAAGAAAGCTGTAAAGAATTATACAGCAGAGGGCTTAAGCACAGACCAAGCACTACAAAAGACAATAGACAGCATTAAAAACGCAAGCACAGAGACGGAGGCGTTAAGTATCGCACAAGAGACTTTTGGCTCTAAGGGCTTTGCAGAAATGGCACAGGCTATAAGAGAGGGCAAGCTAAGCGTAGACGACTTAGGCGGCTCACTCGAGGACTACAGCACTACAGTACAAGATACATACGAGAGCACATTAGACCCGTGGGACAACGCTAAAGTAATGCTTAACAACTTAAAACTTGCAGGCAGCGACTTAGCGGGTACTGCGTTATCGGCATTACAGCCAGCGATAGAAAAAGTAACAAGCACAGTACAGAGCGCTACAGAATGGTTTAGAGGGCTAAGCGACAATCAAAAAGAAATGATAGCGACAATAGTAATGATAGTTGCAGCAATAGCCCCCGCGCTGCTAATTATAAGAAAAGTAGCGGGCGTTATATCAACTATGATAAACGTAATTAAGACGCTACAGACTGCAATAACAGCAGTAAATGCCGTGCTTGCAGCAAACCCCATTATATTAGTCATAGCGGCAATAGCGGCGCTAATAGCAATATTTATAACGCTATATAATAAATGCGAATGGTTTAGAGACGCAGTAAACGAAATTTTTGAGAATGTAAAAGAGTTTATAGGTGGAGCTATTGAGGTAATAAAGGGCGTTATAGGCACTATCTGGGATAAGATACAAGAGATATGGAGCTTTATAGAGCCATACCTACAGGCTGCCTTTGCTTTTTTGCAACAGCTAGGCGCAGATATAGCCCAGATATTTAGCGACTGCTGGGAGATTATTAAAGTAGTCTGGGACTTAGTAGAGCCGTACTTTTCTATGTTATGGGAAAATATAAAAGTTATATTCTCGGTAGTTGGCGAAGTACTGGGCGGCTTTTTCTCGGTAGCATGGGAATATATTAAGGGCGTATGGGACGTAGCAGTACTTTACTTTACGCTTATCTGGGAAAACATAAAAGTAGTGTTCTCGGCTGTCGGTGAAGTACTGGGCTCATTCTTTCGTAACGCGTGGGAGATTATTAAAGCAGTCTGGGACGTTGTAGCGGCTTACTTTGCTGCGGTATGGAACGCTATAAAAACAGTATTTAGCGTAGTAAAAGACGTACTTACAGGGGATTTTAAAGGCGCGTGGGACGGGATTGAAAGCATATTTGCGGGTTTTGCAAACTTCTTTAGTACATTATGGGATAGCGTAAAGCGTATCTTTTCGGCTGTCGGCTCATTTTTTAGAGACACATTCGGGGCAGCTTGGGACGCAGTAAAGGGCGTATTCTCTAATTTTGGCTCTTTTTTTAGCGGCTTGTGGGACACTATAAGAAATACGTTTTCGGATTTAGGCGCAAGCATAGCAGACGCAATAGGCGGCGCGGTAAAAGCAGGAATTAACGGCGTAATTAGCATTATAGAAAACACCATAAACGGAGCTATAGGACTTATAAACGGAGCTATTAACCTTATAAACAAAATACCAGGGGTAAGCATTGGCAAAATGAGTGATTTAAGCCTGCCGAGGCTTGCACACGGCGGTATTATCGGAAACGGCGGCGCTATGGTAGCAGAAGCGGGACCAGAGCTCGTACAAATGGTAAACGGCAAAGCTGTAGTAACACCGCTTACAAATACGGCGAGAAACACAGCTATAGACACCGCAAAAGGCGGCAGGGCGCAGCAAATTACAAATGAGATTAACGTAAATATAGAACACTTTGAAAACAACAGAGATGCAGACATAAGAGAACTTACAGAGGAAATGTTAGAGACTGCGGAAGAAATGAAAGAGAGGGACGACAGAGTATATGCTTAGTAATTATTGCAATGCAGCTAATAGCTTTACATATAACGGCGTTAATTCTCTCGATATGGGGCTTTTTATTATGAAACAGAGCGGCGCAGATAACGCCGCCAAGCCCGTAATAGAGACTATAAACGTACCAGCGCGCGGTAATTTTATAATAGACAATCGCATAGACGAGCTGGACAATCAACAATTTAACGACTATGCACGTAAATATGTATGCTGCGTAGACGCAGACGCCTTTAAGCTGGACTTAGAAGAACACGCCCGCAGGCTTTACGCTTGGCTTTATGGCAGCGGTATAGAGTATAAAAAGCTATATGATACTTACGATAGAGACTATTACACGCTTGCATATGTAAGCAGCGGCGCGAGCGTGTCAGAGCTTGCTAAGCGCCTACTGGGACAAATAGAGATACAGTTTACGTGCAAGGCATATAAAAGAGCACTAAAGGGAGACGAAACAATAACGATAACAAAAGCAGCCACGATCACAAACCCAGAGGGCTTTACAGCAACGCCATATATGAAAATATATGGTAGCGGTAACGTAACACTCTATATAAACAATCGCGCGCATGGCTTTAAAAATATAGACGGATATATAGAGGTAGACAGCGAAAATATGAACGCGTACAAGGGCGATACATTGCAGAATAATAAAATGCTTGTGGGGGCGTTTCCTAAGCTGGCAGCAGGAGACAATAACATAAGCTGGGCGGGTAATGTAACAAAAATCGAAATAGTACCGCGCTGGTGCAAATTATGATACCGATATTATACGCTGCCAGCGAGACGGACTTTACAACAAACGGCATAGGCTTACTTACAGACGCGGCAAGCTGCACAGTAACAGAAGAGAGAAACGGAGCATATGAGGCGACGCTTGTATACCCAGTAGGAGGACACTTAGCGGAATATATAGCAGAGGACGCTATCATTAAAGCAAAAGCAAACGACACAGACGAGCCACAGCTTTTTAGAATATACAAAAGCGGTAAACAGATAGGAAGTAATACAACGTGGAATGCAGAGCACATAAGCTACGAACTCACGGGAAACCCTGTAGAGCGTTTTAGTGTAAGCGGGGTAAACGCAGAGCAGGCGCTTAACAGACTGCTAGCAGCAGCAGTATTTAAACACAAATATACGGGCACAAGCGACATTACAACAGTAAAAAGCACGAGCATAGCGGACGTGGTAAGCGTGCGTAAGGCACTCGGCGGTGTAAAGGGCAGCATATTAGATACGTGGGGCGGCGAATATCACTTTAATAACTACAGAATAGAGCTATTAAAAGCAAGAGGCGCAGACAACGGCGTAACAATCGAATACGGCAAGAACTTAACCGACGCAAAGCAAGAGCGCAACATAGCAAATATAGTAACGGCTATATTCCCATATGCAAAGTACACGCCAGAGGGCGAAGAAAACGAGGTATACATAAGCCTAAAAGAAAAGACGCTAGTACACGCAGGCGCAGCAGATTACGCATATAAGCGTTGCGAGATAGTGGACTTTAGCAGCGAGTGGGAAAGCGGCACGATTATAACCGAGGATATGTTAAGAGCGAAAGCAGAGGCATACTTAGAAAAAATAAGCACCGAGCCAGATATTAATATTACACTATCGTACGCGCAGCTTAAAAAGACTAAGGACTATAAAAATATACAGGTTATGGAAAATGTCGCGCTATGCGATACAGTAACAGTACGCATAGACAAGCTACAAATAGAAGCGACAGCGAAAATAGTAAAAGTGAAGTATGACAGCTTAAAAGAGCACTACGACACTATGGAAATAGGCAGCGTACGTACAAACTTAACTAAGCAGCTTACAGCGACGCAGCAAGAGGTAACAGAGAGCATAAAAAAGAACCAGACGCGAGCCGAGCAGATTAAAAAGCAGATAGAGCAGACAATAGCAGACACTACAGCAGCTATCACAGGAAACAGTGGCGGCTATGTAGTGCTCTACCCAGAAAAAAACCCGCAGGAGATCTACATACTAGACCAGCCAGAGCTTAGCAAAGCTAAAAACGTCTGGCGCTGGAACCTTGCAGGGCTGGGGCACAGCAGCACAGGAGTAAATGGCAAATTTACCACAGCAATAACGGCAGACGGTCAAATCGTAGCAGACTTTATTACAGCGGGCGAGCTCACGGGCGCAATACTTAAAGCGGGCACAGTATACGCAGAGGCGCTAGACGTGGAATACAGGAACGCAGTAACAAAGTACGCAGACGACGCCGCAAATAAGGCATACGAGGACAGCTTAAGTAAGATACAAACGACAGCCGAAGAGATTACGCTATTATGTAAGAAAATAAGCGAGACGGCTATGCACAATTATGCAACAGACTTTACGGACGATTTAAGCACACCTTGGTATGCAAGCTCGGCAAACAATGTAGTAGAAAGCAGCACAACGCTTGGAAGATACGCGAAAATAGTAAAAGCAAGCGCAAATTATAACAGTTACATACGCTGCAACACAAAGAAAACGCCCGCAGGCACTTACAGAGTACGTTATAAAGCGGCGACCATAGCAGGGCAGGAAAACACAGCACGCGTACAATGTAGTTTTAAGACAACAGCGACAACGGCAGCAGGGGCGCTTAAATCGGACGAGTGGACAACATTTGAACGCGATATAGAGCTAAGCAGCGACTATGACGGCTATATATACTTTTACGCGACAGTATTGGGTACAACAGTATTAATTAAAGACGTGGAAGTACTGGGGCTGCTACGAGATTACGCAGAGGCGCAGCTTACAGTAAACGCAGACAACATTACGGCAGAGGTTAAAAGGGCACAGGACGCAGAAAAAGAGTTAAAAGCGTCCATAAAGGTAAACACAGACAATATTACGAGCTGCGTAACAAAAGATAACGTAGGCAGCTACATAACGCAGTACTACAACAACGTAATAGTGGCGTTTAACAACAGTAGTAAATATGTGCAGCTTAAAGCAGGCGAAATAAATATTTACAACGGCAAAGTGGACGCGGAGCACTTGCGCAGCCAATTTGATGAAGTTGGTAACAGATTTTGGAGAGATAACTATTACGTCGGCTGCATAGGTACGAACCAGTGGAGCGGTAACAATGCACACAAGGGCTTAGTGTTTGATTTGGAATATCAAGGTAAGTATATGGCGTGGGCTAGACAAGCAGAGGCACAAAGCGGCAGCTATACTACTGTATTATGCTATTCAAGGGCAAACAGCATATACACAGACGAGGGCTTACACTTAGGAGCTAAGTTGTACGCGCACGGGTTCGAGATAAACGGCGCAAATCACAAAAATAGTAGCGCAAACGGCTATACAGTAGCAGACAACAAAAGAGTAAGCATAGTAACGGAAATACACAACAACGGCGACGGTACTATAGGCTGGACAACTTCGAGTATAACAGTGCGAGACGGATCAATAACAGGGGTGCCAGACAGCAGCACCGAAATTTAGAAAGAGAGGCGTAATATGGCAACAGCAAAAGAAGAGAGCAGGCGAAACAGACTAATCATACCAACGGGCGACGAACCTAAGACAGAAAAACAACCAACAAGCACAACAGAGAGCATACAACTACTAACAGCAGAGGCACTAGCAACTATGCAGGCGGCTATAAAGGGGTAAAAGTAAATGCAACAGGAAGAAAAGCAGGAAACAAAAGAAACGCTACAGGAAGAGCAGCAGGCAGAGCCAAAAGCGCCGACAATTAGCGCAGAGCTGCTAACAGCCGCCCGCGGAGATATGACGCTTGCAATACTGGAAGTACAGAGAGCCTACGGGCTGCCAGCGTACATTACAGACGTAATAGTAAGCGCCTGTCTTTCAGACATAAGGGACTGCGCAAACAAGGAGCTTATAAGCAAATAAGCGAAAGGAGTAATTAACAATGGTTATTATGAACGTACAGAGCATAAAAGTACCAATAGACGGCGCGCCGCCGTTTGAGTACATTATAGCCAAGCAGGGCGAAATATCCAGCCGACAAGTAGAGGTAACGTTACTACAGAATAACGCCGTATACACAATACCGAGCGGAGCAACAGCGCGAGTTAATTATTATAAGCCAGACGGCAATAAAGTAATTAACGACTGCACAATAAGCGACAATAAAGTAATAGTAACATACACGCAGCAAATGTTAGCCGCCGCTGGTACCGGCTTTGCAGAGGTGCAGCTATACAAAGACGGCAGCGTATTAATAAGTGCGAGCTTTTACACTAAGATTACAGAGAGCGTAAACGGCGCAGGAACTATTACAAGCGACAGCGAAAGCACGAGTTTTACTAAGTTGCTCGTAGAGACCACGCAGGCAAGAGACGGCGCGCAGAGCGCGAAAAGCGCAGCAGAAAAAGCAACGGCAGCAGCGAATAGCGCAGCAACGGCAGCGAACAACGCAGCCGTAACAGCAAACGGGGCAGCAGGGAACGCGAACACGGCAACAACTAACGCGAACAACGCAGCCAACACAGCTACAGCAGCAGCAAAGACAGCACAGGACGCAGCGAAAGCAGTCTACACAGACAGAAATTACAATTTACTTGTAGACGACGACGGCGCAGTAACATTTATGTATAACAACGAGCAGTAAGAAAGAGAGGGCAATAATGGCAGTACAAAGCATTGATTTACCACGCGATACAACTATGAAAGATATAGCGGCGAGCCTGCGAGTAATAGCAGGCTTTACAGCCGCAGATCTCGTTACAATGAAACAGGTAAAAGCTATCGTAGAGGGCAAAAAAGAAAAAGAAGTATTTACAATAGGCGACCAGATCACAGTACCTTGGACGGATAAGGCAACAAATGTAACATACGCGGCAGTTATGGACGTCGTGCACTTTGGAGACGTAGAGCTTAAAGACGGCGAAACCACGAACGCTATGTTTTTACAATGGCATTATTGTACGCCATTCGGGGTACAGTATGACGCAGCAGAGGAGGAAGTGGCAACAGAGGCGACATTTAGCGCAGACTATAATTATTACACAAAAAACAGCGACGGCAGCTTTAGCCTTGCGACTGTAACAACAGGCGGCGCTATTCCTGCGGGCACAACATATTACCACAGCGCAATTAAAGACACGAGCGGCAATATTTGTAGATATGGTTACAACCGCTGGAGTCATAGCGCTATAAGGCAGTGGCTTAACAGCAAGGCGGGCGTAAATGCTTGGTGGACTGCGCAACACAAAGGCGACGTTAAGCCCGCGGAGCTTGCAACAAAGGCAGGCTTTTTAACGGGTTTTGACGACGATTTTTTGAGCTGCTTAACGCCTATTAAAATCGTAACAGTACCGAACACCATAAGCGAGCCAGATAAGAACACACCGACAGAAGTTACATACGACAAAATCTTTTTACCAAGTATGGAGCAGATGTACTGCACACCACAGGAAAGCGGCGAGGGTGACTACTGGGAGTACTGGAAGAGAGCCAGCGGGCGTACAACACCTTGCGCACAAGGGCAGACATACCCAGAAATGATTACATACGCCATAGAGAACCATAATTCAGCACAGTACGTCCGCTTGCGTGGCGCTTATCGTGGCACCTCGTACGGTACGTGGTGCGTGTACTCGAGCGGCGGCGTCGGCTACTACCACGCGAACAACTCTGCGCGCTGCGCGCCCGCTTGTGCAATTACGGGGGCACCCATAGCAAAATAACACTAATGCCCTGCAGACACCCTCTAAAGTTCAATGGAGAAGTGCAGAAAAGGCGCTATCTGGAAAGATAGCGTAGGCAAGTGTATACCATTTAAGTTTTAACTTTAAAGCTGCGCAGGCTTATTAATAAATGCAAGCGCGGCGAGATAACAAAAGAAAAAGTAAATGTATGTTATAAGAGTTATGGAAAGGGGCGAAATCATGATTTTTGAGAAGTTAAAAACCAGCGTTAAAGAGCAGCGAGAAAACGAACGCTTAAAAGCTACAGTACAGGAGCAGGCGGCGCTACTCGAGTATGTAGCAACTATGGCAGACATTGACTTGCCAACGCTGGCAGAGGACACAGAGCATACGGAAAGCGAGGCGGCAGAGAATGAGTAAAGCGGCAAAGAGATACAAGAGCTATTACGTAGCAGGCTGGTATAACGAGGAAATGCTTAAAAACCTCGTAGGCAAGGGAAAATTAACACCAGAAGAGTACAAGGAAATTACAGGCGACGACTACACAGAAAAAGAGGACGACGCCGAAGCATAAGAGATTAACAAAAGAGTTGCGCAAAAGAAAAAATAAAAGGCGCGGCAGCGCGGAAAGGCGAAAAGATGAAAGTAAAAATTTGTGCAACTATTGGAGCACTCGGCGGGGCTGTTGCTGCCTTGCTGGGCGGCTGGACTACATCACTTGCAACGCTTGTAGCTTTTATGATTATTGATTATATTAGCGGGGTAATTGTAGCGGGAGTATTCCACAAGAGCAAAAAAACCGAAAGCGGCAGCTTAAAGAGCGTAGCAGGAGCAAAGGGGCTTTGTAAAAAAGGTATGATTTTATTATGCGTATTAATTGCATACCGCTTAGATCTTGCGACAGGAGTAGACTACATACGCGAGGCTGTAATTATCGGCTTTATGTCCAATGAGCTTATAAGCATTGTAGAAAATGCGGGACTTATGGGCGTGCCTATGCCAGCAGCTATTACTAAGGCTATCGACGTATTACAGAACAAAGGCAAGAAAGAGTAAAAGCGATAAACTAAAGAGATATACAAAAGAGTTTTACCCAAGAAAGCTATTAACACGGGCTTATAAAGAAAGGTAAAACCATTATGAACAAACAGGAATTTTTACAGTTAATCGTACCACTTGCACAGGCAGAGGCAAAAAGAAGAAAGGACGCAGGCACAGGCTTTGTACTTCCTAGTGTGTGCATCGGACAGGCGGCATTAGAGACAGGCTGGGGCAAATCTGCAATAATGACAAAAGCTAATGCTTTTTTTGGAATAAAGGCGACCGAGAGCTGGAAAGGGAAAATATATAACTCTGCAACGCAGGAATGTTATAATGGAATTGACTACGAAGATATTACAGACGCATTTAGAGCATATGATACGCCAGATGATAGCATAAAAGATTACTACAACCTTATTACGCGTAGTGCACGCTACGCAGCAGCGGTAAATGTAACAGACGTACGCACAGCCATAACAGCAATAAAAAACGGTGGTTATGCTACAAGTCCTACATATATAGAAAATGTTATAGATGTAATTAACGGCGATAATTTAACACAGTACGACTATGTGGTAACAGGAAACGCAGAGCCACAGCCAGCGGAAAGCAAGAGCGCCGAAGAACTGGCAGACGAGATTATTAACGGCGTATGGGGAAATAACCCAGAACGCCGCGAGAATATCACAGCCAAGTACGGCGCAGAGGCATACGAAGCAGCGCAGGCTATCGTAAATCAGAGAGCAGGAGCGACAGAACCAGCACAGCCAAGTAAGAGCACCGAAGAGCTGGCACAGGAAATTATTAACGGAGTATGGGGCAGCAACCCAGAACGCCGCGAGAATATCACAGCGCAGTACGGAGCGGCAGCGTATGAGGCGGCACAGGCGCGCGTAAATGAGATTATGGGCGCAGGCTCTACCATTAAGAGTAAAACAGCCGAAGAACTGGCAGACGAGATTATTAACGGCGTATGGGGAAATAACCCAGAACGCCGCGAGAATATCACAGCGCAGTACGGAGCGGCAGCGTATGAGGCGGCACAGGCTATCGTAAACGAGCGTATGGGGTAA